AGGGCGCTGCATCAATTACTTTCTGCTCTGTTTCGCCCAATCCAAGCTGCTCACGTGCTTCATCTACCGTTGCAATTCCTGCACCATACAAAGCCACATAATCAATGGCTAAAAACTCGCTGTCTTTTGTGGTGATTATGATGCCGGGATAAACGGTTTCAAGCGTATTTTCAAGGCAGGTTTCAATTTTGTTTTGCCTGCGGTTGATGTAGCTTTTATGCAGCAACTCATACGCCTGTATCATTTCATTACGCTGGCCGAGCGCACCCTCTGTGGCGTAACCCAACAGAATTTTTGGGAAGTTATGACCTACAAAAATCTCATCCTGCACCGTTTCATTGAGTTGCAAAAACTGCTTGTCCATTTCACTCGGTTGCAGGTGATTAATGGTGGCTTCCTTTTCGTTCATTTCGTTGAACTGAATCAGCACACCACCAGCGTTGTCCGTGCCGGTTGTTTTGGCTTTGAACTTGCGCTCAAATTCGTAGGCTATCTCTTGCGAGGGTTGACCTTTGAACAACTGCACCAACGTGCCGTTTGAAAACCCGTTGCGGATATTATTGTTGTGGAAGTTTGCGATTTCCACATCAATCTCAATGTACTGCAAACAATGTTGGTAAGGTGGCAGAGGATAAACACCCAATCCCGGTGCATATTCACGGAAATAAAACAGTTGCACTTCCATCGGCTGCGCCTTTTTGGGGTTGAAAGGGCGGTAATGCTTCATATCCTCATGCTTTGCTTTTTTCCAATCCTCAGCGTACATGTACAACTCGTGGTCTAATGTCCGAACTTTGCTAAAATCAACGTGGTAAAGTGCAGCCAACTGCCCCAATTTGTTGTAATGCACTTCATACGCGAAGCCATTGAACAGCTCATAATCGAGTGCCAGCTTATTTTTAAACTCTTGCACGCCCTCGTAAGGGTTAACGTAATCGATTATTTTTGCCGCGTTGGGGTTGCCCTCTACAACGGTCTCTTCACCTGCCACAAAACGTGCCTTTTGGCGCACAATAGCACCGTGTTTTGGTGAGCGGTTGTAAAACTCCAATAGATGCTGTGGGAAATCATTGCTTTCCCCGTAATACATTATGCCTTTATTCTTGTTTTCCTTGAATATAGGCAACTTGCTTTCGGCAAAATTTATTCTTAAAAGTTCAAAACTCATTATCCTACGTTGTGCTGTTTTATTGTGGTGTTGACTTCGTGGTCGTTAAATGGTGTATGGCTGGTGCTGACATATGCAAGGCCTCTGTCAATCTCTTCGTTTGCCAGCAGATAATTTGTGTTGGTCGGGCTTGTCTGTGCGTATAGTGACCAATAATGAGTACCTACGGCAAGTGTTTTGGCTGTGCTACTACCCTCTACAAATGAAAATAACTGATATCTGTTAGGTGCTGTGCTTGTATCGGACACGATAAATGCCTTTCTTTCTTGCGACATTTCGCTCTCGAACACCAATAGGTAATACACGGGAGAAATTGTTACTTTCTCTTTGCCCGTGATTATCAGTTCCGGTGTGCCGCCTTTTGTGATGTACAACATCTACCCATAAAAGTAGATACTTTTGATGTTAAACAAAAAGGGCTACCAAATGGCAGCCCCCTTTGCATGAAACACTCAAATCAATTACGAACCAAGACCCAGCGAAGTTACAACAGCGGATTGAACTTTCAAAGGCAAGTCCGTCTCTTTGTGCAGGAAATTTAAAACGTGACCTTTGAAGTCACCAAACGCCTGACCGAAGTTGGTTTCGCTCTGCTGCAACTGAACACCATAATCAGCACCCAACAACCAGTAGTCGCCACTTGCATCGAGGGCAATGGCAAGCATACGGTTTTGAGCCAGCAACTTGATTTCGTTACGCTGTGCGGTAGTTACTTTGTGCAGACGTGCTACGAGGTCGGCTTCGTAAAATACAGTGCCGTTCTCAGTTGAGGGAATAGTGCGCCAAGTCATGCTGGCAGTTTCTTTCTCCAATTCATATTTGAAGTAAGATTTGCCACCTGACAAGGTGTGTGCGGAAACTTCGCCGCTTGATTTTGTGAGGGTAGATTTGGCGTCAAATTCAACGAGCCAAATTGTCTTTATACCAGCCGATGCGGTTTTGCAATCGAGGGTAAATCCGGTGGTTAATACACAAGCCATATTTTTATTTTAAAATTAAAGGGGGTGAGGTTGTATCCCCACCCCCCGGGTTAAACTTACTATTCGGTAACTTACTTAATGGTTACAGAGAGAAATACACAATTTGGTCGCAATAGGCCAGCTGAACCCCGTATTTAAAGGCAGCGTGGAATTGTACGCGCCGCTCAAATGGATTGAAAATGAAGCTGTAATCACTTTCTTCGTCGAATAAATCCGTACCCAAGAAGAAATTGCTCCATAGACCAGCAACGATTTTGTTAGTGCCGTTCATACCGTGCAGACCGTAAATCTTGATGCCAGTTACAGGGTCAATGATTTCCATTTCAGCTACTTCGTTAGCAGGGTAGTGGTAAAGGTTAGCACCTACCAGCCATTGGCGGTATTTGCGGAAAGTATCAACACCCATACCGATGAACAAATCAGGCTTACCCAACAGTTCGGCAGGTATAACGCTGTAAATAGTACCGATGATGTCATCGATGTTTGAAGCAGTGATTGAGGTGTAAGCGTCGCCCACGTTACCTTTGATAGGGTCACCAGCACCACCGAAACCCAAGTCACCAAGAATAGTCAAGAAACCATCCCAGTAAGCGTTGTTTCCAGTTCCACCAGTGGTGTCACCCTGCCAAATAGCAGTTTCGATAGCTTCGGCAATCTTAGCAGCTTTTTCGTTACCAATCTGCTCGGTGAAAACACCCATGTCGATGGCTTCGCCAGCGTTCAAAGCTTTCTGCGTGTATTTGGTTTCGAGGTCTTTAGGGCAAAGGGTCTCTTGAACCTTTACTTTACCTACGGTCAAAGTACGCTTTGAAAGAGTGGTGTTTCCGCTTGACTGATAAGAACAGCTGTCGGCTTGAAAATAAACATCCGAATACAGCAGAGGCAGAATTTCGGAGCTTTTAATGTTAGGGAGAACTTGTCCGGCGGCATTCAGCAGAGATGCTGTCTTGCCTGTGAACATAGCTTTGGTCAGGAGCGTAAGGCTCTCCTCTTTGGTGTAGTTACTTAAACCAGTTACGTCAAATGCCATGATTATTAGTTTTTAATTTTGTTTAATGCTGAAACAAAACCCTTAAAAATTTCTTCATTTTTTTTGTTTACTGAACCAAAGGGTTTTTTAGCTGGCTCAGGTGTAGCAGATGCAAACTTTTCAAACACGCTGAAAGTTTCTTCTACTTTGCCCAACACATTGATAAGGGCGTTTTCGAGGGTGGCTATTTTAGCAGCCAGTTCCTCATTGGCGGCACGCAGAGCGTCAAATTGTTCCAAGCTTGCGAATTGATTTTCAACCTCAACTTCCTCAACGGGCATTGCTTTCTCTTCGATAAGTTCAACAACTCCGTCTTTGGTAGTTACAAGCAGTCCGTCGGTAGTTTCGTGAACCCCATCAGGAGCAGGTACGATACCCTCTTCGGTTTTTACTGACAGCATACTGCCAGCATTCAATTCTTCACCGTCAAATACTACGATTGTGCCGTCAACCAAAGTCAACTCACCAAACGCGGCTTCAACGGGTTCAGCAGGAACTTCGCTAAAACGCTGCTTAACTTCGGCCATAAAAGCCGCAAGTCCGCTCTTCATTTCTGAAAGTTCTGTTTTGAAATCCATATCCTAAAAGGTACAAGACCAAAAACCTATGCAAAATTTTTCAGCATCGTGGCTATTTCACGCATAAGGGTAACAACCTCATCTTGCTGTTCCATATCGAAAAAGCCCTCAACTGAAAACCCTTTCCACTCGCCAGCCTTAACCTTTGCCCACAATTCGTCATTGTCCACAAGGTAGGTAAGAAACCAGCTGCCATCTTTTGCATCTTCATATCCTTTTGGTGGCATCACACCACGATCACGGTCAATGAAATAGCTTTCAATCATATGCACACCGCTGTCAACTGGGGTTTCATGGTCGGTATTTACCGCCTTATAGAAGTTCTTGCGTACAAATTTCTTTGCAATAGTCCAAATGGTGGGTGCATCAAAGGTCACATAATACTCACCACGCACGTCATCGTATCTGTATATTGGAAAATCGGACAACATGGCTGGCCCGGTGACAATACGTTTCTCCTCATCCTGCACGCTGTACGCTTGTTTCATGTCGATTTGCTGTAATTTTCTTTGCGCCCATGCGATGCCCTCATCACCACCCCACGCTAACCACATCAGCCGACCGCATCCATCACCAAGTTCTTTTGTGCTGTTTTGTCTGTGGCGTTCAAATCCAGCCATTCGTGCAATGGTTTCACGGGTTATGGCTTCGCCATTTGCCAATTGATTTGCACGTATCTTGCCAACGGGAGTGCCGCAATCACCCCAGCCGTTTTCCTCTGCCCATCGCAGGGCAACCTTTGCATTTTCTTTGGCGGCTTCGGGGTAATCATCATAGCTTTCAAATTCTTTGCGGCTTTCCCATTTTGAATAACACACGGCAGCGGCCTGCTCTTGTTCCATTCCCTCTCCTATCATATATGGAATGCACCTGCTTATAAATTCATCTTCACTTTCCTTTGCGCCGGGTTCCACGAACTGCTGATTAAACAGCATAAAATCTTTTTGTATGGCAGGACGGTCAACAAGCGACACGAAGTCAACCCCAGTGTCATCATCCTCATTAACTACAATTTTATAAACGGGCAATTCCATATCTTTAAAAGTAGGTTTATACAACACTGGTATTTCTTAACCTGCGCACACGGGTTTGGGTTTTGGTGATGTCACCCTCAAGCACGTACACACGCCCCATGCCACCAAATTGTTGTTCATCAGGAAGAGTACCGCCAGTTATGGGTGTGAATGTTGGTGCTGGTGGTGTTGCGCCACCGCCTGCGGTATCAACTCCTTTAGCTTCAAACGGAGTTTGTTCTATTTTACGTACACGCGCAACACCAGCAGCAAGCGCAAGAGCAGCAGCAACCGCAGCACGAATAGGAGCATCAGGTGTTTTAATGGCCATTTGTGATGCATATGCTGATTGTGCAGCGCCTATTGTCTCAACAATAGCTTGAGCAATTGAGGCTTGTTTTTTTATTTCAAACGCTTTACGCTGTTGCTCTTCGGACTTGCCTGCAAACGCATCAGCAAGTTCCGCAATACTTGCAAAGCCTTGAGCAGTCAATTGAATGCTTTGTTGTTGTGCTTGTTTAATGGCCTCTGCTTTTTGTTTTTCAAGTTCAATTTGTTCAGCAGCAAGTTTTTTATTTATTTCAACTTCTTCAAAAGCCTTTTCAATGCGATATTCACGCATTGCTGTTTCTACTCTTTGCTTTTGCTCTAATCTTTTTTTGTTCTCTTCTTCAATCGTTTTATCGTTTGCCTCTCTTTGTTTTGCGCTTTCATTGATTAATTTGTTGAAAAGCTGCTCCCTTGTCAGTGCTTTCTTTTTAACCTCTTCTTCTTTTTTATCAGCTTTTTCAACTTTAATAGCCTTAACCTCACTGGCTCCGCCATTTCTTTCAATTGCAGCAGTTTCTTCATCTATTACACCAATATAAACTTTTGCCTTTTCATTTTCTTTGGCATTTAAATCATTGATTTTTTGCTGTATTTCTGCAACTTTATTTTGAAGTTGTACTCTTTGTGCAAAACGTTTATTGCTCTCCTCTAAACTTTTTGAATTATTTTTTAGTGCTGCATCAAATTCTTCTTCATTAGCCAACCTCAATTTTTTTGCATCAATATCTTTTGGAATGTTTGCAAATTCTTTTTCAAGAGAAGTATTTATTTGTCCTTGCGTTTCTGCTAACTGTTTATTGAGTCTGGTTCGTTCAGCTATGTTTTCAGCAGCTATCTTTTCAATTTCTTCTTGTGCTGCCCTTACACGCGCTTCGCGTATTAAGGTATCGATTAACTTTTCTTTTTGTTCAAGAAGTTTTGTTGTATCATTAATATCAGTTGTAAGATTGGCAAAATATGTCGGATATTTTTCCTTTAATTGGTCGAGTGCTTTTCTTCTTTCTGCTTCAGTTTTGTTTTGGTCTGTAACTGCCCTTGTCAATAAATTAACTTCGGTTGTTTGTTTGGCCGCACTTTCGGAAATATTTATCATCTGTTCTTCCGAAAATTCCATTTGTTTGTTTGCTAAACCAATTGCAACTTTTAAATCATCCCAATAAATAATTGCATTTGAAATAGCGGTAATAAGTAAACCTATTCCTGAAACCAAAAAAACTTTTGAAGCGGTTGTCATTTTTTTAAATGTTTCAACTGCATCCCTGCCAAAATCTCTTAATTGCTTTCTTGCTTCAATTAAACCGTTTATACCTTGCGCTAAAGCCATTGCGCCCTGAACGCGCAATAATGCCTTTTGCACATCTTCACTTTCACTGCCAAACAAAGCCATTGCACCTTGTGCTGCTTGTATTCCGTTTGCGAGTCCGCCAATTATTTTACCAATTGCCTCAAATTTATCAGGATTTAATGCTTGTAAACGCTGCTGAAAGTCCTGCATTTGGTCTTTCAGCTGTGCAACTCTTTTTGCTGCTGTTAATGCTTCATCAGAAAATTCACCAAATTGTGCTGCAATTGCAATTGCTTCGTTGGTAGCTTCCTTGATTTGTGCTTTGAGCGACTTTACGCTTTCCGTGCCTTTGGTTTTGGCTTCTAAATTTATTGCTACTGTGGTTTGTGCCATTTTATTTTTTGCTTATTACGTACCAGTTTGACCCATCGCATACAATCTGTACGCATTCGTGATGTGTTGCGAGCGCATAGGTTGCGCTGTCATCGATTAACTCATCACCATATGCGTCAATAGTCAGTGAGTGTGCCGATGTGTTCTTAAAAATATAGTATGCCTTATTTGCTGCTGTTGATGCTTGTGGAAGTGATATGACCGAATTTGTGGTGAGTGTGCAAATCAATATATCATCGTATAGGCTGGGTGTATAGTTGTCCACCACGTTTACAATGCGGTTGGTGCTAAAGTTGTTTTGCGTCATCAGGTGGCCTTGTAGCCATACCTCATCACTACCAACATTCTGTACACCCTCACCGATTACAATGCTTCGCTCACTATCCGGCAGGAAAGTTGTGCCACTTGTGGCAAAGGCTGCGTTTGCCCTGCCGTAGTTACTTACCGCGTCACCTACGATTACGCCATCACCAGCTTGGTTAAATTGACCAATATTAAACCCACGTTGGTTGATTACTTTGTTTGAAGTTCCACCACCCTCTGGGTCATATTCTGTTTGTCCACCGCCACCGCTTTGCGTTCCACCACCGCCAACGCTTCCAGTGGTTGCGCTGAAAGTCACGCCCGATTTAAGGAATAAAAACTCACAGATATTGACCGATGGATTAACAGGGTCGTAATCCTCAATCTTGTTAAGTCTGAAGTAATTGCCATCAAAGAAGTACAAGTCACGAAATGACAACTTTTCCATATCGGCAGGGGTCAGGTAAAATGCACCCTTAACTATTTTGCTATCCTTGTCGGTGATTTCCTGCAAATACTTTGACCAATAGGCATTAAATAGGTTGTTGTTTGTAACGGCTGTGCCGGGTGGCAATCCGATAAAACGGGGCATCCCAAAGTTTATATCTGTGCTGCTGGTCAACGGGTCATCCAAATGTCCCATATAAGGATATTTAGTTTTTACCGTTCCTGCTGGTGGGTTGAAACTCCAAGAGCCATTGCGTACCAAATAACCTGCACAGGTTTTGGCCTTGTATTGCAATATCCTTAAATCACCGGATTTGGTCTTGCCGTCATTTGTTGCAATTTCTGGCAGATACTTGTCTGTTTCTTGTTCTGGCTTTACAATGATGGTCGGGACAAATCCTATCTCAATTTTCTTTTCATCCTTTACAAAGTCATTCTGCACTAATATTTGGCGGTCGCCATACGTACGGCTGTAATCCTCTTTGTAGTATTTATTGCCCTCATCCTCACCGTCTTTGTAGGTAAATAAATATCTACCTGCATCCAACTCTCCCATCGGTGTAATTTCAAGCGGTTGCAAGAGGTCACGTTTCTTTGTCCAATCCCTTACAGTTGTGGTGTAAAAATCTTCACGGGGCAGGATAACAAGTTGTTTATCAATTTCAGTGGCTTCAACGTACAGATTAAACATGGTGAAAATCCACCGCATAAATTCACGCTGTTTGGTTTCAACGCCAGTGAAAAATCCACCGAAATCCATTGTGTCATCATAGGCGTATGAACTCTCAACCACAAAATTATAAAACGATGTATTGGCCGTTAAGGTTACTTGTGCGCCTGAAATAAATGCACCGATACCGCCCTGCCTTGCACCATACCAATGCACAACAACTTCATCATTTTTTTGCAGTTTGATATTTTGAAAACGCACATAGTCATTTATTGTCGCTGTGCCTGCTGCGGTGTTTGTTGTCCAAACTCCTTTTTCCTGCACAACCACGCCATTCACAAATAATCTAAACCACAGGGTATCTTGCGCCCCTGCTGTTGCTGTTAACCCTGTTGCGCTTCCATCTAAATAGATTGTAAAATCATAACCTTGAGAATAAAAGCCATTTGTAAATTCGGATGTGCCTGTATTCCATTGGTTTGATGGGTCAAGTATTTCGGTAGGGAAAAGCATCTGTGTGGATGTGTTTCCAAATGTTACACTACCACTGAATTTTGCTTGAAATTGCCTATCTAATATATTTTGTTCGCTTAATATCGGTGTTTTTGTAGGGCAGGGAACCACCAATCTTTTGAACTGCGCTGTGTTAAAAAACGAACCGCTGCTATATGAATACCCAGTACCGCTAAAAATTGCATCTACTACAGTTTTAGCGTACAAATACGGGGTCATATTATCAGTATAAAGTGTGTGATAATCGGCATATTGCCCGTTATCTATCCACCCGTAAACGTAACCCTCACCAATTGGCGCGCCACCGCTGAAGTTTACATACCCAGATGACCCGTTTTTTACTATCGAGGTGTCCCAACTATTGAATATATTGGTATCGCTTATGATGTGATTGTAGGCGGTGAAGTCCAAATCAGCAAGTTTGGCATCGGCAACCTTTGCAAATAGGTCGGCCAACTCCCCGTGCATACTGCATTCGTACTCTATTTGATTTAAATCATTGACCTTTATACCCAACAAACGGATAAAGCCTTGTATTTGCGTTACCTCATCCACTTGCAGGATGGCATCGGCTTTGAGATTCGGGTTGAAATCCGGGTTGAAGTTGGTGGCCGATGTATTGCGGATGCTTAAGTTCAAATCAAACAAGTGGGTAAACAGCTTGTTGTTTGCCTTTGTGCCGGGCAGTGTGAATGTCTTTGACCAATCCGATGAGCGGCTTTCGGGTTCCCGAATATCGGCAATGGATTTGTTAATCAGGATTCCAAAATCACTTGGCAGGTCCACCGATACTCCACCGCATACAAGCCTTACGTTGTTCATGCGTTTTGCAGCCTTTCAGGTTCAGTATATTGGACAGTTATTTTCAAGTTGTTCGGGCCATCAACGTAATCAAACACCTCGTATGATGTCTCAACGATGTTCACTGGTATGTTGCCCAAAAAGACAACCGGGCTGGCAATCAAATCTTGCAACCATTCAAACTCCGTTTCAGTTAGCCAGTTTGTGTTGAGTGTCACCTCTTTGGTTTTCTCTACCGCATAGTTGGTGATGCCGTGTTTGCTAGTATCGTATGCGTAGGTGTTGCCAGACAGCGTGTAATTGTTGCGCTTAAATTGCTTTCTGCTGACGTTATATTTGTCTTTGGATGCCATGCTACAGCGCACAGATTCAAAGCCACCAAGAGGGTTCAGGAAGTACAGATATTGCGGTGCATATTTGCTGCACTCCTCAACCACATCAAATCTGTAAAGTTCGCTTCCGTAGTTATTGTTCAGCTGATTGTATGCCTGTATGGTGTAATAGCTTGTTGATGCAGGTACAACACTGCCAGACGTTCCGGCAATCAATTCGGCCTGTGCTACATCGTTTAGGTTATCAGGGCCAGCAGGACAGCGCAAAAGATACTCACTTTTATCGTTTGTGTCTGTGAACGTGTTTGCAATCTGTGACGTTGCAATCAATGAGCCTGCACCGTTGTAGGCTTTTACCTGAATATCACAGCCAGTTGAGCCCGTGTTTGCCCTCATGAAATAAAGGTAATCACTTTGCGCTAATGACACACGCCTTGTGCGTACACGGGTAAGGAATTTGCCCGTTGCTGCTGGGAATGCAAGTTTATAATCGCTTATTGTTTCACTGCCGTACAAATTATAAAGGCCGTTCCAAACGTATTTTCCGGTATCGCTGGTAAGGTTTAAATACTCAGTACCCCCATACTCTTCGCCAAATTCTACACTATACGCCAAATAGCTGTTGGTGCATTTGCTGACACTGGCAAGGCTTTGGCTGAAGTCATACGTCACATAATTTTGCAGAATCCTGCTGATGTTAAAAACCCCTTTATCGGTAGTGCCGTGAAAAATCGGTGCTTTCAGTTTTGCAATGATTGTTCCAGCTGTGTTTTTTACCACCGCCACAAATTTAAAGTTTGATTGTGCGTAGTTGGTGGATGTCACCACGTAGGAAATATCGGAATAAACGGGAGCAATATCGTTTGGCTCCGTGTTGATTGTGATTGCCATTACCTATAAAAGTACCTATTTGGCTGTCTCGGTACTGATAAATGCATTTAAGCGCAATCCAGTCAAATCGGATAGCTTTTGCGCGATGGTGTCTATGTTTTGTTGGGTTAATACATCCGCAATAAATCCAGCACCTTTGTAGCCAAATCTTTTTATTGTACCTTTGCTGTGTATTTTTTTGGCTATCACAGCAGCAAATGATTTGATGGCATCGTCAACGCTTTGATTTTTTCTACCTCTGCGAGCCAGTGCAATTTTTTTGACAGATGCCTTTGCACCAACCCATTCAATCAATGATGGCATATGAGGCCACTTACCGGGCTTTTGTCCATATTCGACACGCTCCCAGTAGTCGGCCATTGAAATTGAAATATCAATACCCTGTGGCGTTACATTAGGATAATCAGCTTGTATACTTTGTATCAGGTTGTTGGTGGCCTTAAGGTCTTTTTCGCGTGCGCTTTCTTTAAGTTTATCAATAATGACCTGCGCAACAAATACCATTGCATCGGATAGCACCGTGCCACCCATGCCAGCGGTTTTTTCATCAATGCCAATGGTAGGCAACAGCGCATCGAGTTTGGCTAAATCTGCCTTGCTTATATTCATCGCACCGGGTGGGAGAATCGAACTCCCGTCCACCATCTTTGAATTGCTATTGTAGTGCCGCTCAAAGCAACCCGTTAGCGCGCATGGTGATGTTACCTATTATACACTAACCCGGCAAGGCCGTAGCCTCATATATAAAAGTAGAAAAAAAAATGCCCGTCTTTCCGGGCTGTCAATGGGAAATAAACCTTGTCTTTCCAAGTGTCAGACTATTTAGGTCTCGCGCATCACCGCTCAATGGAGTCTAAAATAATTCTTTTTTTCTCGCCTTACTGCTACAAATATACATAATTAAATTAACTCTTGCAATAGTGCAATTTGATAAACGCTACTATCCTTTGCAGATTTTGCCCCCTGTGCTGCTGCGTTCAGCCTTTCGGTTTGCGCCCGTTTCTTTTCGTTGTGGAACGATACCGCATTCAGGAACTCCACCAATCCCATATTTAAAAAGAAATCCCATTTTGTGCGGTCACCGCCTGCCATTCCATCTATGGTCTTTAACCATGCGATGGCTGGGCGGTCTTTTCTGCGTGAATCCTCTTCAACTTCTCCACTTCCTGCTCTAAAAATACTTGGGTAATTTCGAGTGACGCTGGCAAGTAAGCCGAAAAAAAAAGCGCGTAACCGTACGCATTGGCTATGCTCATGCGTTCACGGAACAACTCAGCAACCCCCTCAAATTCGGTGGGTTTAATTTCGGATTTGCGAAACCATTTGTATTTCACAGCCAGTGCAGCCATAATTTTGTGCAGGTTTCCCACCCAATTATCCTGCTGTCCAAACAAGTCCTGAACCGCAATAAACTGATGCGCTGCTAATTCGTGTTGGCTTGCAACAAATTTATAGGTTGTCAGCCCGTGCCTGAACTTTTTGAAATCCTTTGCGGTGGGTAGCTGTGACATCCACGCCAATGAATTGATGGCAGAGGTGATTTCTTTGATTGGCAACTCCTCGATTTGGTCAACGGTCTGCCCGGTCAGGATGGCAAGCGTTGCGATTTGGTTTTCAAACGTCGGCTCGGTCAGCTTGTGCAGTTTTTGAAACGTGCCGATGCTGATGTCCTGCCAGTTCTTTGGTAATTTCATATGATAACAAATACTCCTTTTTTGTTTCTTATACTACAATGTCGGGCAAGTGCCAAAGCACAAACCGCATCATCGTGTAGCCCTGATGGTGCTGAATACCTCATGCCCGTCTGTGTGTGTTCAAATTCAAAGTTACGCATTTCATCAGCAATTACACCCTCTGGAAATTTAATGGTTCCAGCGTGGACGTCTGCGGTCAGTTGCTCCATCATTTGTTGCTTGCTTGTGCTGGTAAATTTCACACCAATTGCACGGGGGCATATGCGCTGTATCTTCTCAACGATAGGATCGCCCACTCCGGTGCTATCCAACGCCGCAGGTGTCGTACCAATGGTGCGGATAATACGCTGCTCGGTTTGCGCCCAATCCATTTGAAAGCGGTCAAAGTGGCAAACCTTATATTCTGCATCCAATCCAATTATGACTGTCCAGTCGCTGTACTTTGCAAGGTCAATACCGTACCACTCCGCAGGTCGGTTTGAAATCGGCTCGATGCACTGGTTAATAAATGACAATCCAAATGGGTTGCTGCCATCCTCTGTTGGCTCTGCAAGGTATAACTCGCTAAATATGTGCTGTGGTAGGTCACGTTTTGCCTGCTCCACCTCTTCCATTTTCAGGATGCCGGCATTAACACCATCGTATGCCGTGATTTTGTGGAACTCGTAGTTAGGTTCTCCCATCCTTGCCCGTTCCGATAGCTTATAACCCCAGTTCTTTTTTCCCTTTACGTTACCAATCAACTTGCATTTTCCCTCTGTCTTTGTCAGGGTAGAACGCAAGGCGAACCACGCCTCTTCCCTTGCCCGTGTAAACTCGTCAAACACGGCTGCATAGACATCATCACCATAAAGGTTGTCGGGCTTCTCTGCTGACTTAAATTGGATGACACCGCCCGTTGGGGTTGTCAGTCGCAGTTTGCTTTCATTGACCTTGAAAAATGATTTGTCGGTCACTTGTGTACGCATACGGTTGAATGCAATCTCTGCCTGCTGATACACTGGGGCAACCCACCACACGGATTGATTTTCTTTTAAGCGCAATGCCTGTTCAAACAGCCAAATAATATGCGAAGCCGTCTTGCCTACTTTGGTGGCAGCAGCGGTAATGGTGTACCTCGCAGGGCTGTCTAATATCCTGCGTTGGTAATCCGTTACGAATGGTCGCTTATATTGGATGTGCATTTGTAAAACTCCAACCGCTGGCTGTTAATTTTATCTAAATCGTGATGCTCTTTGCAGTAATAGTAATTGTTATCCCCCAAAATCCGTGCGCTTTCCTGACTATCCAGAAAATGCTTCATTGATTTATACCACGCATCCGGGTTGTTGTCTGTGAAATGCACCCCGTAGTTCTCCGCGTGGTTAATATATGGGTTGACGTTTGATGCTATCACGGGCAATTTATAGGTTGACGCTTCTATTATTTTGAGTTCACTTTTGCAGCTATTCCATTTGGTATCTTCCAACGGTGCAAGCGCGCAATCAAACAGGCGGTAAAAGTTACCATATTCGTTTGGTGCTTGTGCTGCCGATACAACAACCTGAGGTCGGAGTACACCCGTGCTTCCGTTGAACTTATACAAGATGCTATCCCAAACGTAATTGTTCGGCATCCATCCGCAGATCACAAAGCGAACACGGTCACCGTACTCATCGCATATCCGGGCAATGGCATCCGATATAATCATAATATCGTTTGAGTGGGTAAGGCCACCAACCCATCCAAAGGTGAACACATCGCGTTGCTGTGGGGCAGATAGCCAATGTTCATCCGTTGTGTCCAATGCGTTGGGCAGTATTTCCACGTTCCTGTTCAACTTACGCAATTCAGCAGACAGTTGCGGTGTGGTGGTGGTCACCCCGTCAGCGTATCGGATAGCATCCACAATGGCTTGCTTTAATTTGTTCTCACGAAAAAATTTATACGTTGGGTGGTACTTCGGCAGTTCCCAAAAATCATCGATGTCGACAATGTACGGGATGCCGTGCTTTGCCAAATAATGGAGTATCTCGTAGTGGTCAGCACCCAACCACCTGTTGAATAGTATAAGGTCATATTGCTTTAAATTAGGTAGTCCTGATTTATCAAACTCCTGCGATACTTCCACCTCGATTTGGTCAGCATGGTCGATTTGCAGGCGTTTCAGTGGGACATAAAGGCGGTGGTATTCCACCCCACCCATGCCCTGCCATAATGCTAATACTTTCATTTTTCGTGCCATTCGATGGCTTGTTTTAGGTTTTTGTAAATCCCATTTATGAAACCGCTTTTAATCAGCACCAAATGGAAGTGCAATTGTCTCATTTTTTTGTCACGATTTCTTTGAACGTGGTATTTTCTTTTCATTTTTTGTTTATATTTGCACTTGAATATCGGTTGCAAAACCAGCCCGGCAGTACCCCGCAAAGCTGCCGGGTTTTTTTATTCTCCTAAATCAAGTGATATTTTTATCTCCCCGGTTACATTTTGATTTACATCTGCCGTTTCCTTTGGCTTGCCGTACACCCTGCTCAGTAGCGTTTCAATGGAATACAAACTGCCTTTCTCCAATGACTTCCGCATAGCGTTGGCAATGGTCTTTTCAAGTATGGTCGCCTTTGGGTCATTCCAAACTTCTTTGAGTTCATCCAGTGTCATTGCCAACATTGCCTGCACGGTGTCGTTTACCTCGCTCACTTTGTAGCCGTGTTCTTTCAGCAACGTGACAAACTTTTTGGGTCTGCCATTGGGGTTCATTGTTTCCCCTTTCGCTGGTCTTGTCAGGCTTCCGCCATGTGGTTGTTTCTCTAATTCCATACCGATGTATCTCCGATGTTTTTATATTGATTTGCCACAAGTCGGGCAAGTGTCTTTTTCTTCCTTTTCTTCGGGTGGTTCAGGCAGGTGCAAACCCCATTCCGCAAGTTCAACCGCATCCCATTCATTTGCCAACATCTCGGTATCCCATTTGCCGTAATGCGTATTATCTTTAATCAAGAACTCATCACGTTGTTGTGGTGTCCAGTCATCAGCCAATACGATAGGCACTTCCTCTGCCCCTATGTCGCACAATGCTCTGTATCTTTGGTTGCCACCCAATATCACATACCCACCCATATCGGATGTATAGCATACAAGTGGCCTTGCTGTGAGCATTTCGGGAAACTGCATTAAAGAGCGTTTCAGCAACGCAAAATCATCCGCGCTTATTTGGCGTGGGTTGTTTGCATTCGGCCTAATCTCTGTTAGTTTAACCCAGAGCATAAATTCTCACGTTGTCGTTTATGTGTTTGCCTATCTTAAACCCGAACTTCTCAAACAGAAAATCCAACCCGGCATGGCTAAAAATAGTGCAATGCCCTACCTTTGGCTCAATGTATGCATCGTGTTCGGTCAGCCAATCGGAGAATGATGTCTCAATCATAACCTTTCCACCGGGGTTGAGCAGGTTTTTCATCAGTTTCAATTCATCAAACGGCTCGGACAAATGCTCAATCACCTCTATTAAGAGTAGGCAATCGTATTTTTTATTGAGGGCATCGTGGGTTTCGGGTCGATATAGGTCATAACCAAGCACGTTATATCCTCTTGCTTTTCCAAAGCATACCAGCATACCATTGCCACACCCAAAATCTAAAATTGTGGGGTTAGGTTTGCCTGTAATGTCTTTAACCCTTTGCAACCGGGTGGTGTTGTCTGCTTCGTTGTTGCGCGGGATTTCATTACCGCCACCAACCATTTCGGATTGGTCTAATGGTTTGCAGAAGATATTTCCAAGTCCATCGCGGTAGTATTGCACACCGCCTTTGATAAATGCCTTTTCGCAAGCAAAACCCGTGATGGGTGATTTTTTCTTATTAGCCATGTATTTTAAGTATTTGTAATAGGTTAACGATTGTCCAAGCCCCATATCCGTTTTGCCCGGTCGGGATTACATTGTGAGCAGTCGGGCAAATCTCCACAACTCTTGGGTGTTTCATTTGCTCGGCTATAGCAAAGGCCATCGATTGGTTACCGATAAATAGGTTGCATCCGGATATGACCTGCGCTAATTGATAAAAATCATCAACTGGGTAGTGTTTTATGTTTGGCAGCTTTGCGCTGATAACTCGGAACTCTTCGGGCAAGCCTACAAAAGTGATGCGGTCCTGATATTGGCGCAGGGCTGTATAGTCAAACGTGGGGTTGTGGTAGCGTGAGGTTCGGTTAAGCACTATATCAAACGCTTCCGGGCTGGGTGCTAAATCAAAATTAATCGGCTGTGAAAGGTCACAGGTAAGTTCTGGGTAAATGTGGAAGTACCATTGTGATATATGCCCGGTGTAGTTATGGAATTTGCGGAATAGGTCAAAGTTATAATCTACCTGCTGGGCCTCCTCTGTGATTTCACACTCGCCTATAAAATCGGTTGACATCAGCAAAGGTATCAACATTTCAGCCATTTTTCTGTTCATCTGCACGTTACCCATAGGGTGAGATAAACTGCCGTATTTTGCAGGTACGTTAATATGCAGGTACAAATGCACCTTTTCGCCTTTCAGTTCGGATGCTTTGCGCATGGCAGGCAAGGAGTAAATCAAATCCCCTGCGTTTCCTGAATGTATAATCTTAACCATTGGCTTCTCGGTATAATCTTTTCAGTGCATCAAACATACAGCTACGGCAACCGGGCAATGGCTGACCATATAACTGGCGGTGTACCTCGTTAAGTTTAGCGTAATAATCAGCGGCAAGGTGATATGTCCCCGTGCGGTTGATCCGCTCAATGGTTTCTTTCAGTTGTAGGCAGATTTCTTTTTGTTCTGGTGTCATATTATTTCAATGATATTGATATAAACCACAAGCAAATTACTATTGTTACTATGTAATCTATCATACATAGCGGTCAATT